TCGCCGTAAAATTTAACTTGTACCATTCTTTGTGTCTCCAAACAGAGTGTGTGTTATTAAGCCAAAAACCATCATAAGGCACGCGAGCAGATAGCCTATCTTGACTATGATGTAACATCATTTGATTGCCAAGATACACCCCGGCATGATTCGCCACTTTACTGCCGACTTGAATTAAGACAACATCGCCGATCTGTATATCTGCTTCATGCATCACCCTGTAAAAACCACACCGTAATAGCCCATCTTCATAAAGATTCTCTGTTTCAAACCACTCAAACGGATACTTTGAGTTGTCCGGCAGATCAATCCCTGCAAGCATATAACTGTCTAATACGATATTCCGGCAGTCTTGTTTGTTGTTTTCAAACTGCCGCCCGATTAATGGCGGGACATTGCGAAAACACTTAATGTCACCGTCAACCACGAGCCAAAAATCCAAACCTAATCGCACTTGGCAGGCGCGATCTGATGCAGATAAATAAGGCAATCCGAACATATAGTCGCTGTCTGGGTGGGAGTGCACCAGCACAACAATCTCGCCTTGCTCTTCGGCTCTGATAAATTCTTCCGGTGCAATTTCGAAAAAATTTACCGGATCGGAAGCAACATTAGTACACGGGTAATAATACAAATCCCCACGCACAGATAAAACAAACCCGCAAGATTCCTGCGGGTGACATCTCGTGGCATGGGCTAATATTGCCTGTTTCAACTCAAAATCAATCATATTAATTACCAAATTGTGTTGTGCTCGGGAAACCACCGAACGGCAATACCGCATTTTTTCCCCAGCGTAATTTACACCCGCGCAAACAGTGTGAGCATTTATCTTTTTTAGGATCTGTGGTCGGCTTGTCGTATTCGTCCGCCACCGGTCCGCCCGTGTAACCGCACTGAGAAGATCTATATTGCCAAATACAAGTATCAGATGTAATCATCAATAGAGGAATTCGTGCGCCGTCAGTCTCAATCGGCAATGCCAGCTCGAATGTTGCCGTAACATCATCAAGAGATTTTAACTGTTCGATAACATACAAACTCACCGCTTCCTGCATCGGGTCGGCGTTTGGGTTACCTCCGTCAAAATTTACCGAGTCTAAAAACTTCGCGTAAACCTGACGTCGTACGACTTTACCGCCAATCCCATGCCCAAAATCCGCAACAATACCCGTTACCAACCCATAAAGATTGGATAGCGTAAGTGTAGGACGATTACTTGGCCCACTGCTTGATAACTCAAAGCCCTCAGCATTTATTGGGTATGCGACGTATTCATTACCTTGCCAGATAAGGTTTTTGCCCCCCTGCGTTAATCCGTTATGAAAACGGTATATTTCGCCTTTTTTATCGGGCGAGCTATTAGATGGGATTTTACTTAAATCAATTTCCCATAATTCAATCAGTGCGCCTTGCTCGAGTTTGGATAATTCCGACAACATTTTATTCGGAGTATCTTTTGGCATTACATCACCTCTTCAAAAGTGCAGCTAATTTCGGTGTATTTTTTATCTACAGTTTTAGACCATTTAGGACAAACCGCCTTGATTAATGCACCGCCCTCATACTCTTTAAATAAAAACGGAGTTACCCCGCTATGCTCCATAAAAAAGCGGTCTAATTCGACCGCACTTTTATGATTGAGCTTGTAAGTCAGGCTAAATTTACGCAATAGCGGATTCAACCCGTCAACCATCCGCTGTTCGTAGCCGTCGCCGAATTTATTGACTTTCCGGCGCGGCTCGCTTTCAACTGTGTACCCGGGTTTCGGGCAAAAATTAATTTTTCTCAATGCCACAATTTACCTCTAATTCAAAAGCCCGCCATCGCGTCCGCGTTGCTTGCGCATTACTTCCAGCACTTTTACCGTGATTGCGTCGGATAACGCTTTACTTTGCGCGATCTGTTGCTCTACCGTTACATCCTCTTTGCCATCTTTAGCAATATTGATTGTGATACTGATCTCATTATGATCACCCTCACCACCATTGCTGCTAATTCCTGGATAACTCGGCGAGCCACCACCGCCAACGCGCCCGCCGTTGGCGAATCTCGGCAATCGGCGTTGATTTAACGCATTCATAAACGCCAGCCCGTAGTGATCCACGGTGCGGGAGGTCATCACAAACTCGTTATTGGATAACCAAGCAGGGATTGAGTCGCTTGTACCCGTTCCCGGTCCTTGTACATGTCCGCCGGTAGCAAACGCCGCAACGCTGGTAATTTGTGAGATTAAGTTAACCCCGGCACTCGCCACGGCTGCCATGTTCGCAAATTTTTGCGCAGGTGTAAGTGCAGACGGATCAGCCATTGCTTGCGCTATGGCTTGAGACAGTTTTACCGTTGCTTCGGCAATCGCAAACGCCTTTGAGATAGCAAACATCGCTTTATACGCGGCGGATTGTTTGCCGGCGGATTGTTCCACCATCGATGCCAGCCCATCAAACGCACTTCCGAGGTCGTTTAGCCCAGTAGCATAGTTCGCTATATCCCGTTGAAATTCATCGTTTTTATATTTATCAATGATTTCCTGTCGGCGTCGCTGAAACTCCTCCTCGGTAATAAGTTTTTGCTCATTAAAAGCTTGGAGTTGTGCCAATTCCTGCGCTTGTTTGTTTTTAAGTTCTTGTGTTGGGTCGTAAATTGCCAGCACTTGATCTTGAGGACTTACGGCGTTTTGTGATACTTGTTGCGCGTACTCAAATTTTGCTTTGAGTTGCGCATTGTCGCTTTCGCCCTTCGTCAGTTGCCCGGCGGCGTAAAGCTCTTGGATTGCTGTAAGTTCATCTTTTAATTCGGACTTTAACAGCTTATTCGGTGCATACTTGCCGGATAATTCCAATCGTTGTTTTTCAAAACGTTCGGTAATAGCGGTTTTTGCGATCTCGTACTCTTGATGAGATACTACGCCTTTTTTCAGATGTTCGTTTAAGCGGCGCATCATCTGATCTTGCTCGAGATTAATCTCATTCAGCGATGATGTGCTTTTTTTACGGATCTCGTCGTAAAAATTCAGCCAGCTATCGCGGGCCCGCTCGCTCTTCCCGCCACTGCCTTTTGTTTTTTTAGACCCCAACGCATTGTAAAAAGAGTCGGCCACGGCGGAAAAATCCGTGCTATTAGGATCAAACCCACTATTAATAGCCTGATCTTCCGCCTCCAGTCGACGTTTCTTTTTCGGGTCTTTTTCTCGATTAATCGCAATTTGGCGATTATTACGATCAATAATCTTTTGCGCTTTATCGCTCAATGCGTTTTTAACAGATAACCCTAGAGCATCAAAGTTGCTAGCTACGATAAGCGCCATTGCCCCCATACGCTGTACAGCGCTTGATATGCTATTAGCACCACTTTCTGCATTAGGGACTAAACGGTTAAAATCCTCAACAGATAGCCCTAATTTATCAATATTAATTTTTGATAAATCAACTGTTGGCAATAACTCTTTTAGTTTGGTGTTAAATTCGGCGATAGATTTTCCAGAATCAATTGTGAGTAAATCGCGTTCTGATTTTTCAAGTTTCTCATTCGCTTCCGCTAACTCACCTTTTTTGATCGACAAGTCTCCAATTAACTTTTTGTATCTCTCGATTGCGTGTTGATTATTTTGCAATCCCTGTGAGTTCATTCCATCAATTTGGATTTTAACTTGTTGTTCGAGCTTGTTTGTTTCTGCTTTCAGCTCTGTAATAACAGCTTTTTGCGTCTCAATAGATCGCTCAAGTTTGGTGCGCATTGATGACAGCATATCTGCCGTAACGGTGCGTAATGAGTCGCTTGTAATATCCAACGAATCAGCAAAGGCTAAAGATTCCTGTTTTGCCTGCTCCGTTTTTTGGCGATATTCAATCAGAGCGCCAGCAGCAGCGGTTAGTCCGATTGTTACTAATCCAATCGGGCCGCCAACGAAACCAAGAGCATTACTAAACAATCTTCCACCAGCGGTAGCACGTTTTGTTACAAGATCAAGATTGCGCCGTGCATTAGATTCAGCCATGATTGCTGCCGTCAATTTTCGGGATTGCACTTCGGCTTGTTGTTGTATTGCTAACAGTTCCGATTCGGTGCGTGTGTGGGTGAGTTTGATTTGGATTAAACTCATTTCCGCCTGGGCTTGTTCGCGTAGCGCGGCAGTTTTTACATTTTCCGCACGAGCAACATTAATTGCCAATGCGGCTTGCTCGTTACCGGCAGCAATAAATGCGCGTAACTTGTTTATACTCAAGACGGCAGCAAATCCACCAAGCGCACTTGTCGCAACGGTTAAATGATCCGCCATGCCGCTGATTACCGTAGCAAATCCCTGACTTGCGCCGGTGGCTTGATCTAACTCACCAATCCATTTTGTAGTGGATGTGCGTAAGTTTTCGAATGCCATGCTAATTGTAACGACACGTGTATTAAATTGCTCGTCAACACTGCCTTTTACACGCTCAAGAGCAGGGATAATAACATCCGTTGTGAGCTTACCGGCATTAGCCATGTTACGCAGCTCACCAACTGATACACCAAGCCCTTTAGCTATTGCTTGTGCAAGCCCAGGAGTTTGTTCCATCACTGAGTTAAATTCCTGCCCGCGGAAAACGCCACTTGCCAAGGATTGCCCAAACTGCATTAAGGCCGCTTGTGCTGATGCCGCACTTGCACCGGAGATAGCAACCGCTTTAGATACTGTTTCGGTCAGGCTTGCGACACGCGCTTGATTAATCCCCAATGCCTGCGCATTTTGCGCAAAACGTTGATAAATGCTTGATGTCGCCTCTAAGCTCTGGTTGGTCTTTAATGATATATCAAAGAGTGACTGTAACCCGCGCTGGCTGCTAAATGATGCACTTTCCACCAGTGCTAACTTGTTTTTTACCTCGGTATAGCCATCAACATAGTTTTTTAATGTGCCAAGACCAACACTAGCCACCGAAAAATTAAACAATCGATAATTGATTTTTTCTATCGAGTTAGCGGCATTTTCGATGTTCTTCAAATATTGGGTTGTACGAATTGAAAAACTTTTAGCGCGAGCCTCTGCGACATTTAAGCCACTTCTAAATTTTGCATCGTCAACGCCTAGGCGGACTAATAAATCAGATACCGTAGATGCCATTTTGTAAATTTATCCCATAAAAAAAGCCCGCCAAAAGGCGAGCTTTGTTGAATTAAATCCGACTAATATGTATTACCAAATAGTCTATCTATTTTTTGCTGCTTTGTCAGTTTGCTATCAAAGATAATACGCAAACACCAAGCAATGAGCGTAATCATGACAACGCAAAATACATAAACACCCCAAGGTTTAGTAAATAAAAACAATGGAGTTAAGCATACTGTCAAAAATAATAATATTTTTACAATGAATGATATAAATCTTACAGTCATAATTATCACTCCTTACTAATTAAGTATGAGTAGATACTAATAAAACACTGATTAAGTATCAAGACCTTGGTTTCGTATTTTGTGGTGTTTTATAGAATATCTAGCTGAAATCCTGTTGCTTTAGGGTTGTAGGCTCGAAGGTGTTTTAATACGCGCCAGTTATTACCTTGCTCGCATTCAAATTGTTCCGTAATGCGTGTTAATACGTTATGTTCCTGACGGAGAGTGCTACGATATTCGTAAGCCACGCCATAAACGGAGGCGGCGTAGTGCGAACCAATTTTTTTTAATGCCGGGTGAAGTATTTGGCAAAGCTCGGTGCCGCGCAATAAAGCAAACCACGCCCAAACAAGCTGTTGGAGTTCATGCTCGGTAAATTCAAAATTAAAGCACTCATCTTTTTTAGGCGTTGTAATCAACTCTCCCTCAAGCACGATTCTGTGAACATACTCAACCGCTTTCGGTAATTGCTCAAAAGTTAGATCTTCAATTGATTCCACATTAAAGCGTTGGTGAATTAAATGGTAAGCGTCAGAATAAATTAATCCTTTCTTGCTCACTAGCATATTCACGGCATTGCGTAGGCCCGTGCGATCATCTACCGTGGTTTTACGTTCTGCTTTACCATTAAACCAATAATCATGTAACGCTTGATAACACTCTTTTTTGTATTTGATTAATGTGTCACGGATTTCTGGTTTACAACGATTAATATCAATACCAAATAACCAGCCGTTTAAATATTCGATTGGTAGGCAAATCATATTTTGGTTGCCGCCATTAGTAGGTATGATCATAACGATCATACCTTGAGAAAGAACTTCATCACGTTTGATACGTAATACTTGAGGTTCCCATGCAAGACCAATATTTTCACAAATTGGTTTCATAGCAACATAGTGATTGCCATTTTGTTCAACGGTAATTAATGACTGATTGTTGAATGAAATTGTTTGAGTTGAGATTTGATTAGCCATTTCTGACTCCTTTTGGATATTTACGATGTTTACCCATAATAGGGCGCCGAGTGGTTCGTAAACCGCCAAAAGTCGGCCGGGATTATTCCCCTTTCGGGTGTTGTATTCTCCGCCCACTCGGCATAGATGAAATTGGATTTATGCGTGTTAAGTCTTAATGGCAATAAAACTAAACGAGATCACAAATTTTACGCATAAAAAAACCGCTATGCTTTCGGGTGCGGACTTCCGCTTTTGGTAAGGTTACGAGCCTTGGAACACAATATAAAGTAAAAACCCCGTCTTGTAAACGGGGTTTGAGTTATTATTTCTTATCCAGATGAAGATGTTCATCTAGGAGTTTTAACTTACAACTGTAGAAGGGTAGCTTATCTAATTGTTCGCGATTTAGTTGATAAAACGCTTCTGCCTTCTCAACCAATACCGCAATAAACTTATCAATATTTTTATGTGCATCGGGTGTCACTATATCAAGTATCTGAAAATAATCATCATACATATAATGTTTCACATAAATCAGAAAATTATCACAAGTCCGGTTAAACCCACGGCAATTTTGCCATGTACGCAATTCAAAATCGGTTTTAGACAATGCAATGTGTAGTTTACGTAATTGGCTATCGCGTGCGGCAGATGAATTATTCAAATCACCATAATGCCCAAGAAATTCAGGATAAACTTGTTGCCCTGACATTTCAAAAATTGCTAAACCTTGCGCAATTTTGTTAATATGTGGGAAATGAACTAAATCAGCATTAAGCGTGATTCGCATTGTAATATTCGCTTCTTAGTTTAGCCGCTTCAGAAATATCATCATATTCAGCTTGAGTTAAATTTAGATCAGCAAATTGTGCTACCTTTACCAAACCTCTACGTTCACGAATTTTGAAAATAGCTAAATCTAACTGTGCCACGGCATTAGAATAAGCGCGATACTGTGTGCGATATTTAAAGAAGATCTCTTGCTCATATTTACTAATCAGTAAAGATGAAGTGAAATCCAATAACTGGCGTAACATTAATAATGTATTAAATTTACTATCTTTAAGTTTAAATTTAACTGCTTTTAATGCACCTGTCGTTTTTTCCACAGAATGCGAAAGTTTTACCAGTGCAACAAACACATCATCAGCTTTCGCATCACTTTTTACTAACTGGTGAACGCAACCTGCATCATCCTGAACAGACTGCCATGGAGCATTTGCCGTTGCCGAACCTGAACCCAAAAGCCCGGTAAGCAATGTTGTTGCAACCGTTTTTTTCACAAAGTTTCTAAGTTTCTTCATTCTGCGTTATAGGAAAAGTAATTATATTTGCGGGAATAATAAAACAAAAATGCATTTTAGGCAAACTATAAAAAAGCGCGGTCAAATCTTACCTATTTATGGTAGCATTACACCTATTATGACGGACGCTGCCTTTTTTATCACATAAAGAGACAAATCAAGGCTTGACTTGAGTTTTTAATGCCCAAGGTGTCGCAAAGATCTTTTGCAACAAACCAAAGCTTTCACGTTCTAAGGTACTATCCAATTATAGGGCTGTCAAATTAAAATACGAAATTAAGTTGCTCCATTTTATTTAAGCGTTGCATGCCTTCATTATAATTGTGTTTCTCTACCTTTCTACGCTGTAAGCTCGCCCTGCCTCACTACCACGCTTTTGGGATTCTGCTTCATTTTCTTCCAGTATTTCACGTTGCTGGCGAATATCTTTCCATTTTGCTACGCCGAGCGTCCAATAATCCCATAACACTTCGTAACATTCTTTTTGGTATTCGATCAGTTTCGCTTTAATTTCAGGTTTAACTTTTGAAGGCTTTACACCAAAAAGCCAGCCATTTAAATAATGAAGAGGAAGACAAACCGCTTCTTGCTCTCCCCCATTTGAAGGCATTCTTATAATACGAACACCTTGCGACAATATCTCATTACGCTGTAAACGTTCAAATTGTGCGTGCCAGACTAAACCGATATTTTCAGCTATTTGTTTCATCGGTACGTAAGGCTTATCTTCGTGGTTGATAACGGTAATATCTAAGCCTAAAAATTTTGCTTGAATGGATTTCATAATTTCCCCAGTTTCTCCACCAAAGAGAGCCTGTAAGAAGCAGTGAGTGGAGAAAGGAAACACCGCTTGTCGCGTGTACATCGCTATCTTACAGGTAATAAAAAACCGACTATTTCTAGTCGGTTATCGATTTGCTAAATAAGCCGCCGAACCGTCGTCATCGTCATTTTTATTCGTTTGATCTCTAAAAAACGGCATAAAATCTGACAATTCAGGCTCTTTCCCTTTTGGATCTCGGTTTATCATTGCGAGCAAGTGCGATATTTGGGCAGTCCTGTAATCTTCGCGCCAAATGCCGAATGGCTGCTCTTGGTAAAATAACTGATATTCCCTAAAGTGGCTTTCCGGCATTTGCTCTATTTCTTCCAGCGTTTTCCCCAACGAAAGCGATAAGTTTATTTGGAGCTTTCGTCGGTCGCTAAGTTTTTTGGGAGTAAATCCATCACCGCGATATTTAACGCCTCATACAATCCTTTATCCAGGGAGCGTAAAGCCGCTAAGTCGTCTTGGTTGTTAGGGTCAAATAAGTTTTTTCCATCCGCATCACACAAACGAATAGCCAGCACACGGGATAATCGATCAGGGTCATGTACCTTGGTGAGCTGTTTTGTTAGTTCTTCTTCGTCGTCATAGTTGAGCTCAATCCCTTGCTTTTCAGCAAGTTTCAACAACTCATTGTGTTGGCCATATAATGCTTGATTCATTTCGCCAACATTAAATTCTCGGAAAAAATATGTTACGCCGTTGTAGTTAAACGGGTGTACTTTAGGTTTGTTTTTTAATAATTCTTCACGCAAGCTCATTTTTAAAATCCTTTAGATTGATGGAAAAAGACCGCACTTTTAAAGTGCGGTCGTATGGATTAAGCGTTTACAGGTAATAAGTAATCGCGTTTCGCTTTTTTAATGGTTACACCGGAATCAAATTTACCTTTAACCTCACCGCTGAAATTTGGTGAAGTTTGAATAAACCCGGTACCGTAAAGCGAGCCTTGATTATTTTTCATCACCATCATCCAAGGGAAAGTTTCTTTGGCGTAGAATTTCTTACGCAAATCTTGTTGCATTGGTGTTGCCGGAGCGTAGAAGAAAGTCAGTTTGATTGAACCATACTCAATTTCTCCAGCCTCAGTCTCTGTCCCCTCGGAGCACATTGTTGTAATATCCTCCTCTCCAAGAGTGTCTCCATCACCCTCAATTTGCTTAATAGCGCAGAAATTAGATGACCATTTGACGACCGCCACTTTTGCTGATGAAAAATCCGTTGGTGCATCTTGACCGCTCCAATCGACCTCATCGGCGAGAGTGATTTTATCTGTTGCAATAGATTTAACAGGATAGAAACCATCTAATGCACCGAGACCAGTAATCTTCACAAAGTCACCAGTTTTTGCACCATGGCCGGTTGCAGTAATTGTTGCATTCGGTTTTACGGTTGCTGCGGTAACTGCTTTGCCCTCATTTAAGCCCACGCCCAAATAAAATTTAGTCCCCTGAAAAGAGGTTGTTTGTGTTGGCATATTTAGTCCTCGTATTTAATTTGATATTTAAGGTTGGATACAAACCAAGTGCGGTTAGTCGTATCTTGTTCATACTCATAACCGCTTAACGTGATTTCGGTAATCTCTTCCGGTAAATCTCCGTTGTCTACCGCACTTTCCAACCTTTTTTTGATTTTTTCGGCGATTTCGTCCAGCGCATCTTCGCCAATAGCCGTTTTTAAGTAAGTTGCAATGTTGAGATCGGCTATATACTCGTAATGACACAAATCAACCGGCTCCGCTTGGATTGCATCAATAAAAACAGCAACTGCCGACTGCTCTTGATCGATGTCAATAAATAACGGCCTGCCTGAGTAAACCTCATTCACGCCAATTTGTGACTCTTTCAAAAGTGAGGTTAGTTTTTGTCTGATTTTTTTGTGTATTAGCATAGTAATAGCCTATTTTTTAAAAGCGCTTGTGAGCTTTTTAGCTATCTCGACCTTAATTTGACTGCCATAGTCTTTAAGCTCGGCTCTAAACGCGTTTGTAAGTGGAGCAGCGAGTGGGATTTTTACAACATCAATCGGATAACGTGCCTGACCTTTACGCTGCATGATGTGTGTTCGCCCGTTTTTAAGTTTTTGCTTAAATCCGCGCTCTACACCATAAGGACCGACAAGGATTGCGCCGTTACCTTCGTATAATTTATCCCCTCCGGCTTTCAGCAGGTTAATTAACGGAAGTTTCCGGCGATCAACTAAGATTTCAGCTTCCGGGCGTTCGCTAGTCGCTCGGCGTCGCAATCTTGCGCGCTTACGTACAATTTTTTGCTGTATGCTAAGCTCTTTTGCTACTTTCCTTGTCCCGTTTTGCATTGCTCGTCTTGCAACAGTATTTATTGCGCTAACCGCAGCTTTTGGCGTGTCCCGCTTGGCTTTGCCAAAATTTGCGCTTAATTGCTCAATCCCATCAACGCTTGATTTCATCATTACTCCAACTGCAACACGATCTTGCCATCTTCAAAACTAAAACCACGCACAACATATTCCGTGGTTGTTGTTGTGATAACATCGCCAAGTTTAGGCTTATAGCCGGACGCCCTGAAAAGTGTTAGCGTTCGAGTCGTACCATTAATTAAGTAATCATCGCTATAATTTCCACCCATCACCTTCGGCGTCTCATCAAGCACCGCTTTGTATTTTTTACCATTGATGACATAGACGGACATCATCACATCTGATATGACTTTGTCCGCCTGTGCAAGTGCGTCATCAAATGGACTAAGCGTTGATCTTGACATCTACAGTGTCCACAGATGCACCGCTTGCACGCCATGCAACGCCTAAGCGTTTGTTGCTACCAGCAGTAATCGTTGCACCTTCGGTTGCCGACCAGTAAACAATCGCACCTTGTTTGATATCATCGGCCGCTTTTGCTTTAACCGTGAAAACGCCAGTAGTTAAGCCAACACCAACGCCACCTTGAGCAACATCAGATACAGCGATTGCAGCAAGATTTTCCAAAATCACCACATCGCCACTTTTTACATTAGCGGCAGCGGTAAAGCGCACGGTGCTTCCGTCTTGTACGTAATTTTTAGACATATTTTATTAATCCTTTGATTCATTTAATAAAAAACCGCACCTTGTTTAAAAGTGCGGTCGTTATTTAGGGTGTTTTAAGTTACTTATTGGTAACTTTTACAATGCCTCGGTAGTCAATCACGTTAACACCTGCATCAATGCGCACCTTGGTAGATACACCATCAACGGTAAAGCCTTGTTGTTGCTCCATGTATGGAGTGTCGATGCCGTCAAGATAGGATACCTCAATAGCCTCTTTGTTGATTAAGTACCAAGATTTTTCATCTGCTGCCTGTAAGCGAGCGGATTTGACTGGAGTTACAATGTCGCGTAATGGATTGATAATACCAGAGTTAGCGTCTGCACCCTCAACACTTGCGGATTTGATTAACTGTAAGCCGCGTGTGTACATTGATGTAGGTAACAGCATAAATTCAGGCTCAATCGCTAACGGCTCACCGCGCGCATTAACAAAGCCATTCATTAACTGGATACCCTTGTCGATGTTGGCAAGGTCTAACACTGCATTAGTGATTGTATTTTTGTGAGATGCATCAAATAATGCTTTGCCGTCTTGTGCTTTAGCGTTACCAGTTAATAACGCAAACACTAATTTAGCGATGGTTGCACGTGCCGCTTGCCCCATTTTTTCGGGGATTTTTGTGAGTAAGTGCATATCGTCATTGATGATTGCTTGACGAGTAATGCTAAATAATTGCCCATAAGTCGCTAATGCAACGCTAGCGCCTTCATCGCCGATTGTGCCGTAGGTGTATTCCTCACCCTCACCGACTTGCGGTAAGTAGCCAAAATCACCCAAGCCAACACGTTTAGCCGCGCGGAAGTCGGTTAATGTGCCGCGAGAGGTAAACTGATCAAAGTTTTCCGCTGCGGTTTCCCAACCTTTAAGCAAGGATTTGTGCGCCACATCAATTAAGATTTGACCAAAGTCAGAGCTTGAGTGGGTAAATGCCAAACCAACCATGCTCATTGCATTTTGACCCGATACACTAATACCGCGGTCAACCAATGATGCACGAGCAAGTTCACGCAAGGTCATTGAGTTGTAAGCATTGTCTTTGGCATTTACTTTATCTTTGTCGATGCCTGCACGAGCCAATAAGGATTGTTTTACGCTATCACCAACGATGTTACCGTTATCGGCATAAGGTGTTACTGCTGCGCTTGGCGTTGTATTTGCACCAAGTTTTGCTAATAATTTGTCTTTGGCTTGCTCTGCGGTAATTGATAAATCACCCAAGCACTCAACCAACAAAGAGTCGTGAGCTGAGCCAAACGGTGCGAATACCGCTTTAATATCCGCATTGCGTTTATTTAATTCAGCTTGCACTTGTGCAGTATTATCTACTGTCATAGTTTGAGTTTGATTTACTGGCGCTGATTGTTCAGTTTGTGTTGCTTGTTGTGCAGATGCGCCAGCGTTGCCTTGTGGCTTAAACAACATATTTTTAATTTCGTTAGGCATTTTTTCAAAGTCCTCTAATTTTCGTGATTTAATAGACGCCATCGCCACAAGTGGTTCGGCTAGTTTGTCGGCAAAGCCTTGTTCAACGCATTCTTTACCGTTGAGCCAAGTTTCCGCCGATAGCATTTCTGCTAATTCTTCCGGTGTTTTCCCGGTTTTGTTTGCGTAAGCTGGGATTAGCGTATTTTCGACTTTGTCTAATAAGTCGGCATACTTGCGCATATCCTCAGCATCGCCACCTTGGATACCCCAAGGCTTGTGGATCATCATCATTGCATTTTCTGGCATGATTACTTCATTTCCTGCCATTGCAATAACGCTCGCCATACTTGCCGCCAAACCGTCAATGTAAACTGTTACATTGGCTGGATGATTTTTTAGCAAGTTGTAAATAGCGATTCCGTCAAAAACATCACCGCCTGGGGAATGGATATGTAAGTTAATCTGTTTTAAGTTATTGCCGCAGTCTTTTAAGTCCTGCGCAAAGCTCGCAGCAGACACACCCAAAAATCCGATCTCATCGTAAATCGAGATCTCTGCCGTATCGTTGGCTTTGGCTTTGATTGAGTACCAAGACTGGTTATTCGTCTTTGTCACGTTCGCTGCCATTGCCATTGGCGACAGAATCATCTTTTGTTTTTTCATTTGTCGTACCTGTGTTAGTTAAATCCGTGTCAAACTTCAGCCCTAATTCTCGGTTTTCGTCCACCTCAACTTTACGTCTGCGTTTAACTTCTGCCGGATTGCTACCGCTTGCGCGTACTGCTTGGCTTTCCGTTGCCAATCCACCTTTGATCCGCTCTTTCCACGCTTGCGCCTCTTTTGTCGGATCAATCCATGGCATCACAGGTCCGCTATAAACAGCGTTATAAAGTGATGCTGGATCAATATCGACTGGCACCTTAATTTCACCGCTGACAATCGCCATTTTTAGCCATTCGCGGTAGATTGGACGGGAGATATGCGCAACAAAGGTATCTTGTAAAACGGAGTAACCCTCAAAGCTCTCCACCAACTCTTGCCGCTGGCTTGAGTAAGTACCGTTATAGTCACGGGCAATGCTTGAGTAACTGGAGCGAGTACCCGCTGCGGTTGCTCTTAATTGTCCATTCCTAAAGGGTTCGAGATTGACATTTGGTCGATTAGAGTTGATTAGACCAATATCTTCACCTGGCTTTAAATCATCAATAATTGCACCAGGCGCTATCTCAAAGTCACGCTCTGGGCTATCTGTGCTGTAATCCTCGTTGTCCCCATAGATCGCAGCATCACCTTTTCGGATATACATCGTAAAGGCGGCGGCAATTCGTGCGGCCACACGCTCGCTCTCTTCGTAATCTTTAAGATCTGATAGGCGGACAATAACACCGTGCAACATCGACACACCACGTAATTGGTGTAGGCGTTTTTTAAACGCAAGGTGCAGCATATTTTCCGCGGGCACCATTTTAACTCGCCCATAAGTGCGGTTATTTTCTTGCGGGTTATCCATGTAAACCCGATAAGACACAGGACGACGCCAGGCATTAATCTCTATACCTTGGATTACATTAGCTGTATCAGATTGCCACATAGGCACAAAATCAGGCTCCAATGCCTCAAGGCTAAATGCAATGTCAGTACTATGATTAAGTCCCACCACAGATCCGCGCACAAGTTGGATAAATACCTCACCATCTCGTAACCAAGTGCGCAAAAGCATTCGCTCTAATTCTGGCCGAGTAAATTGTCCAGTAACCTCAGGTCTAACAGACCATTCCGCCCATTTTTTTCGGATTTGCTCTGCCAGCACCTCGTCAACATCGCCATTTAAATTTAGCGGCTGTGGTTCAATATGGATACCCCTTGAGCCAATAACCCGCTCCTCCATCTTATCCAAGATGCCGATCACAATATCGTGATTTTGGTCTAATGCCCGCGCTTGCTCTCGCAAACTAACCGCACTTTGTTTGGTCGATACGTTAGCGCCTTGGCTTTCGCGTTTCGCTTTATGTGTACGGCTTGGCATTGCCGCCTCGTATGCGTTCATCACATAACGGCTTTTTGCTCGTTGTGCGCCCCATTTAGGCGAGATCGCGGCAATCGCTTTATCTAATATTCCCATTATTTAAAATCTCGCATATTTGATTCTGTGGCGTTTAACGCGCTGTCTTGTTTCCGCTAATAACTCATTAAGCATTTGTTGATAGCGGTCACGTTGTTTTGTCCATTCGGACACTTGGTAAGATACCGATCGCCCATTAAAGCTAACTTGGCTTTGGGCGTTTTCGATTTTTTCATCAAGCGTTCGGATTTTTTCTTCAAGCTCTTCTTTATCGTAAATCACAGCCACCCACCTTTTTTCTTGCTTACGCCACCGTTTAACCAATTACTTTTTGTTTTGGGTTTCGGTTGCGGTTTTACTTGTTCAATTTCTACCGCACTTTCTGTTTCTTCTTCCGGTGCAGTTATCTCTTTTCGGATTACATCAGGATTTAATCCAGGTAGTTTTGCCCAGTATGGGACATTGTCCTCATCGCCCCACTTAATACGTTCATAACCACGCAAAATAGCGATCGCATGGGTATAGCAAAATAAGTCAAACGCCTCATTGTTGCCCTTACCTGGTTTACGCCATTTGCCGTCTTGTCCGCGCTCCTCATAAGTCAGCTCATCAAAAAACCATTCGCCTAACCATGATGGGAAGTGAATGTAATTGGCACCAACAGTCTCTCGACTCAGTGCATTACTAATGCGATCTTTGAATTGATCTGTTTGGAGTAAATACAACGGTACATCACCGCGTGCTTTAGCATGACGATCTGACCGTGAGGTATTATCAGGATAGGTGCGAGAAATCAGTTTCTGTCGTTTGGTACTATCACCTTTAACGAGATACACTCGTTTTGATATGCCATCACGCTTACATCTACGCCAAAACTTATAGGCGTTATCTGTTACACCGTCCTCACCGCCGCTATCCACAGCCATTGCAAGGATTGGCATAAACCCACCGTCTAACCCCTCAATGCGATATTGCTTATTAAGCACATCACTAATGAGTAAATCCCAGTCCTCAGGGTAGGCGGACGGATCAATTGGTAGGCTTTCCCCCTCTGAATTGCTCCGCATTGATGATTTAATGTTGTATCTATCAATGAGCCACCGTTCGCTGTTTTCACCATAGCCCACAATTTGGACGACAAAACGGCGATTCCGCCCACCCTGTACGTCAACCGCAGCCAATAAAAAACGGCACCCATAAGGTACCGTTCTTTTTTCTGTATCTTCTCGCCGCTCCATCAACTCATCACTTCGGCGTTGCTCAAGTGCGGAGCGTGGTAAATAAGGCAATCCCCAGTCTGTATTTGTTACTGCCTTTAGCGTTTCTTCACTGCCTGTCATTTCAAATTCATGTTCGGCAGTGAGCAATTTATAAGTTAATTGAGCCCATGTTTGGTAAGCGGCTGCAGGGCCTTCCAGCCAAAATGATGCAATACGAGAGTTTCTTCCCTCGCCATGGATTACACCGTCTTTATCTATCGTTTGGCCCTCTTTTAACCACTTGCCGCCAATGTTTAATGCGCGTTTCTTGTCAGGATCTACGAGAGATTGACAATGCGGGCATTGTAAACGAGCGTTTTCGCTTGCCTTAACATAGTCGGTATCATCTCGATACCCCACCATATTTGCCATTGATGGCTCAAACCATTCTTTGCAATGTGGACATTGCCAATAAAATCTGCGTCTATCGCCGCGATTATATAAAGATAAAATTCCAGTTGTTGGCGGTGCCTCGTGAGTAGTTTTTGGATGATGTTTTATATCAACAATATCCTTGCCTGGCGAACTCTCTACAAGTGTCATACCGGCACTCATAAATGTAGTCGTCCGTTTGGATGCTAAACTAAATCCATCCCCCTCGCCGTCCACATCATCGGGCCATCGGTCGTAATCTGTTAACGCAACGTATTTGTAATCTGATGATGACAATACGTTGATTGACGGCCAACCAATCTTTAATAAATTACCTGCCCTAAAATATTTATCGTGGACATTGTTATCGTTTTTACGCGGGCTTAATCTTTTTGCAATCTCAGGCGAGCATCTAAAAGTGCGGTCTAAACGTTTACGACTATGCTCACTGGCTTTCTCTTGTGTAAGTTGCACCAAGAGGAAATCAGACGGATCGCAAATAATCGCATAAGTAATCCAGCCATCAATCAATCCGATTGTTTTACCTGTACGAGCTGGCCCAACAAAAATTACTGCGTCATACTCACGAGAGTTTAGGCAGTCCATCGGATCTAACATATATGCAGCAGTATCTTTATCCCATTTAACAGAGTTCCCCCCACCAACTGGCACACGCATATATTCCGCTACGGCTTCCGATACTTTCATTCGGCGAGGCGGTTTAAGTAGATTTGCAATATCTCGCCTAATATCTTTAGCTGATGCAAACATGGCTACTCCTCTGATTTATTATCGCCAGCCTGTATGCGCGATGACATTTGCAATTTAATATCATCAATTACCTGCATTACACGGATTAATTGCGATGGATTTAATCCACAATCACGCTCTAAAATATCTGGCAATGTATCAAGTGGCTGCACTACTGATTTTGCTAAAAAGCTCATCTCTTGAGCAACTTCAAACGCCAGTACTAATTCCCCTGTGTCTCGCTCATATTTAAGTCTTTCATTTTCCGCCTGCCAAAATGCCCGTCTCTCAACAGGTGACAAGCTATCAACATCTGCCGTCATTTTTTCGGCAAGCCCGATTTTGATTAAATCAGATAGTGCATAGAGCTTTAATTTGGAATTACTGCCAATAGCTGGCGTTAGTCCTGCAAGCCTTTGTGACACGGTTTGCCGATGCATTCCGACCAGTTCGGCGATCTGATTTATATTGAGTTTTAAGTCGTATAAATTATCCATAGCCGAGACCGTTAAAATGCCCAAAAAAGGAAAAAGATGATGATGCCTAAGATGTCAAAAAACTGTCGAAAACCGCGCGCCCGAAACCCCGTGGAAAGGGGTATCCCCTCAGGAGTACCTTTTAATCTTTAAAATCAAGCCTTTTAAATAAAAAAAGACCGCACTTTATTTGGCGGCCTTAGTTTGATTAATCCACTTATTAATGTTTGTAATTTGGCTAGCACACATATCACGCTCACCTTGCACTATGATTAAGTGTTCTACCGCCTCACCGTATGTACTGCCGGTAAATGGAGTTTTTACACAAGGCGTCAAGAAAGCTTGAGGCGGATAGATATACTCCGTCTTTGTTGTTACTTTGTTAGTGCAACCGCTCAATAGCATCGTCATAGATGCGAGTGTTATAACAAGGCTGTGATTTAATAATCTTTCTGACAACTTGCACTTTGTCTTGTGTTGTTTGTTTAATCTCATCGTTAATAACTCTCTGCTGTTCCACCGCTTGGCGCTCTGCCTCAATCGTATCTTTTAGCGATTGATTGACTTGCTCTTGGCTTTTAATGGTTTGGGCTTGCACTTGGTTTTCGGCTCTTAACTCATCTATATTCTTTGATTGGTGCCAAATCCAACCGCACAAGCCCAAAATGGTTAATGCGATGATTGCTATTGCGTAGATTTTAAATCTGCTAAACATAACGCTCTTTCCTTTTCTCTGCGTTTAATTAAGCCTTGTAACTTTCGCCCGTCAGCATAAACCCAACGAGAAAGCTGATTGCATCCGTCAATATACTTACCACTCCGCATTAAACGAAACATTGTTGAGTTTTTGAGATTACCGCATCCGTTATTAAACGTAACAGATACCATAGCATCAAACACAGATTGTGGTAATGTTCTGCCATTGGCGTATCTATCAACGCACGATTCGGCAAGTTTAATATCGTTTTTCCATCGGTATGCGATTTCTTCATTTGTGTATTTCTTGCCAGGCTCTATCTTTTGTCCTGAGTATTCTGTTGAGCCAATACCAACAGTTAACACATCAGCGGGGCATTTATATGGAGTTGCCATACAACCCTCTGCGTTACCGATTATTTCCGCTCCAGCTGGGCTTAATCTTAATTCGCTGCCAAATTGAGAGTACATAATCCCA